GACTGAGGAGACGGGCGGTAATACTAGAATCCTGGTGCGCCAGCAGTCTGCTGCTGGAAGGACTGCTTCTGAACACCAGACTGACCAGAGAAGGTCGCAGTCTCCTGCTGACCAAGACGCTCAGCGGCGAGCTGAGCAGAACCGGACTGACCAAGATACTGCTGCTCAAGTGTCTGCTGGTTGACGGGTACCTGAGACTTGTAGATCTGAGATAGCCTGTCAGCTGTCGGTAGAATGTCAGAGATACGCTGGTAAGCGCTCTGAGCCTGCTGGTAAGACACACCACGCTGCGCGTAGGTAAGCGCATCAGCAGCCGAGATGTTGAGGTTATTCTGAAGCGCAGCTCCACCGATCTGTGCCTGGTTCAGCTTGAGCTGAAGTGCAGGGGTCGGATTCTGATCATTCAAGAAGTAGGCTGCGAGATCACCGGTACCAATGCCCAGCTGATTGAAATACTGGGTGACCTGCGGTGGTGCCTGTGTGGTGGCCTGAACAGCCATGTTCACACGGTCTGATAGCTCGGTGGGACTTACGTCCTTTCCGATCCACTCGGCAAAGTTGTTTGAATTGTCGAAGTGGTCAGATAGCCCGTTCTGCCTAAGAAGCTGCTTGTAGGAAGCCTCAGTGCTAAGATACTCAGCAGGTGTAAGAACCTGTAGTCCGTTGGCGATACGCTGCTGGTTCCCAGCAAATCGCTTCTTGTACTCGTCGGTCTGCTGGAGTAGGATGGTGATGGTATCACCACCGTATCCGTTCTGTAGGTAGCTGAGAATCTTCGGTGCAAGAGAGCCTAGACCATACGAGTCGAAGAGGGTCTTGAGAGCCGCGTAGGCGTCTCGCTCTTGACCGGGAAGTCCAGCCAGTTCCTGTTCCAGCGATAGTGGCCCAGTGGGGCCACCACTTCCTCGCGTTGGATAGGCCAGGTGTCCATTGGACAGGATCATGTTACCTGTCAGCGGGACCATCTTGCCGTTGTGCTCAATCTGAGGATTGGCAGAAATCAACTGCTGTACAGAGATGCCTAGCTTGGCTGCAATGCTCGCAGCTGTGTCACCCTTAACGATCGTATACAGAGCACTGTTAGACCTAGCGACGTTTGGTGACTCGTGAGGCTGCCCTGGAAAACGACCAGGTGGAGCTGTACCACCGGGTGGTAGCGCCATGTGATCTCCTAGTACTCAAATCCGAAGTTGACCAACACCTGGTGAGCATTGGACATGAACGCATCCTGTGCGTTATCTGTGGACAACCACCTCGGATCCTGACGCACGCCCTTTTCAAAGTCGTACATCGGCATAGCCGTAGGCGCGCCATTCTGTGTGTACTGTAGCGCAGACTTGATCATAGGGGTGTTGATGTTCATCTGGCCCTGACCCATCTCTAGGAGCTGCTGCGCTCGTGAGATATAGGGCGAGGCAATGTCAGAGACATTCATACCACTGTTGATCTGTGATGAGTAGGCAGGGTACATAGAAGATGCCTGCGTGCGAAGCTGTGCTTGCACACCCTGTACAGACTGCTTACCTGCTACGATGCTCTGGATCTGCTGATCCAACTGGTTCTCTGGCAGGCTCACACCGAGGTCTAGCATGCTCTGTCGGAGCTGATCCTCATAGGATCCTGCCTGACCACCATAGTGATTGCCGGAGGCCGGTCGCAGATACTGCGCCATCTTCTGGTTGAGTACCGCAGTGTTCTGATCGTAGCCACTCATCAGGGCATCAATGCCCAGCTGCTGAAGCTGCTGAGGCGTCATCTGGACACCTAGCTGAGCGGCCATAGCCTGAAGCTGGTAGGATAGGTTGTCTACGCGCTGGCTGTACGTACTTGGGTCAGCACGCATAATGGCAAGGAGCTGCCGAGCGGTGTCTGAGTGTGTGGCGTACCACTTGCTGTTCTGTACCGCAGCGATGATCTTTGCAGGGGACCAAGGGTCCGCTGGGTTGGAGGACTGCTGAGCGATAGTCTGTAGCTCGGGCACAGAGGACAGCAGAGCTGCCACTAGTGGATACTCAGCCTTCAGCTGTTCCAGTGACAACGGAGTTGTCTGTGGAATGTAGTTGTTCACATTGCTGAAGTTGTTGCTGACACCGTTATTATCTGTGGTAGGGGCCGACCACATAGGAAGGCCCGCATCATTCAAGATAGTTCGTGCATACCCCGCGGTTCCATTCAGGTCACCGTTGTATGCGGACAATGCGTTATACACATTGTTATTGCTCTGTGCCAACAGCCTTCGCATATAGCTAACATATGCCTGTAGTTCTGCCTGAGGATCCGTCTGGCTTCCTCTACCATACTCAGACCATGTGGACGGTAGAAACTGGACAATGCCCTTTTCACCGAACTGGCCAACTGAGTCATTGTTGAAGCTGCTCTCATGAGCAATCTGTGCAGCAACGATTACCGCTGGAATACCAAGCTGATCAGCCGCCTGGTTTACCCAGTCCTGATACTGAGGTGGAACGTAGACCATTACTTCTCCTGGAAGCTAGTGTCAGGGGCTAGCTGACTAGCCTGAGGAGCCTGGGAAACGGGAGCCTTCTCCTGCCCCTGTAGCGTCGGGAACTTGCTGCTACCACTAAGACCACCGAAGTTAGCTCGCGAGTTGCTCACGACGCTCTGAGGGCTTGTCTGAGGGGCTGCACCAAGCGACTGGGACGTGAGTCCCATGTCGGAGAGAACCTGACTGGCTGTGCTAGTCATAGACTCACGGGCGTTGTTGGTAGACAGCCACTTAGCGTTACTGCGTAGCTGCTTCTCGAAGTCATATAGGGGAAGCTGGGAAGGGATAGTATCCTGGCCCTGCGGCATTGTGCTCTGTAGAGCACCTCGTAGAGTCGGATCAAAGAGATCAATCTTATTGGGATCCATCTCCCACAGCTTGGATTGTGTGGCTAGATAAGGTGCTGCAATCTGCCCAACAGTCACACCTGCGTTGATTTCCTTTGCATATGCTGGGAAAGTCTGCGCAGCAACCGTCTGAATGGTAGCTCGATGAGCCTGTAGGGAATCAGTGCCAGCCACAATGCCAGTAACTGCATTGTCAACATACTTGTCTTCCAGCGGTACGCCCATTTCACGCGCGTATTCTCGAATACCAAGTTCCACCTGTCCTGCATATCCTAGGAAATGTCCTTGCTGATTAAGCTCAAGATACTTCGACAGATAGCCATTGATCTGAGCGTCATTCATGTTGGTAACTAGCGCCAGATCTGCCAGGCTGTTCATACCAGTTGAACTAAGGTGGACACCCAGCTTGGATGCCAACTCAGTCAGCTGCATAGACTTGTTCTGGATGTCCTGCTGGTACTGTGCTGGGTTGGAGTACTTCATCTTCAGCATGGCACGAGAGCTGTCACTGTTGTTCTTGTACCAGTCAGTGTTCTGTACAGCGGCAGCGACCTGCTGCGGGTTCCAGGTGTTGGCGACGGCCTCACTGTAGATGTTAGCCAGCTCAGGATCAGACTCCATGAAAGCAGCGGCCAGTCCATAGTTCTCGTTTAGAGAAGCAGAGTTGGGAGACTGAAGCCCAAGAGGGCTGAAGATGTCTACATTGGGACGTGCACTCGGAATGAGTGCACTGAAGTCAGCACCATTGATTCCTGTGAATCCGGCAGTTCCTGCCTTGGAAAGCCCACCATCCCACACGTTAGTGTTGATGATACCAGGGGCACGGCCTACACCGGTGATCCTAGCCTCTGTGGAGACGGGCACCATGTGAATAGGCTGGCTTGGGTTATCGGCCACAAAGACCATGCCGTTTCCGGCATACATGCCGACGTGGTCACTGTTACCGTTGTTGTCACTGTCGAAGAACACAAGGTCTCCGACCTGCGCCTGGCCAATCGAAATCTGGCGTAGCGCAGCAAGCTGTGCATTAGACGTGCGTGGGATGTTGATGCCGAAGTGCTGCATTCCATACCACATAAGACCTGAACAGTCGAAACCACCGGGAGCCTGACCACCCCAAACATACGGCTGTCCCTCAAACTGCAAGAGATACTGGAGTACCTGGTTGCCTGTAACAGCTGGCATCTTCTTGGACTCCTCATGACGTATTGGTGGTGTTGCTGCTGCCCGGTAGGTTCTAAGGATGGGTGGAGCTACCGGGCGAACAGTCTTCTTTGCTTCAGCCTTGGGAGGCTGAGCGGGCTTACGGGGCGGTGACGGTTGGACCACTATCTCCTGCGGCACCAGGTGCACCAAGGGCCTTGATGATGGCGCTGAAGACAGTTGTAGCTGCCTGGTACTGAGCTTCCTCGGGATTAGACATGGCTGCCTGTCCGGCAAGGAACTCAATACCACGCTGACCAATGCCACGCTGAGAGACAGTGTTAGTCTGCGTGTTAGTGCCAGATGCTGTCGGGACACCAGTACTTCCAGACTGATCCACCGGCAAACCTGTAGAAGAGTCAGAAATAGGGGTCTTGGTAGTTGTCGTATCCCGGCCGGTGTTTACCTCATCCTGATAGCCCTTGATGGACTGTAGGAACGCCTGATATTCTCCAGCGTTGGGATTGCGGCCCATAAGCCTGTAGTAGGCATCGGCAAGCGCACCCATGGCGGTAGCAGGATCGACGTAAGACTTGTAAATAGTCTCGGACTGATTGGTTGTATCAGCCGAACCGAAGGGGTTACCCGAGGTGTTGAGACCAGTGTCACTGACAGTCTGCTGAGCACCGATGGCGTTCCAGCCACCCTGAGCTGCCTTGGCAAGCACAGCCTCTGGGGTAGTCATCGTACCGTTGATGTCAGTCTTAGACTGAAGCGCAGCCTCCTGAACTAGGAGCTGCCAAGCTAGGGCTATCTCCTTAGCAGAAGGTGCCTTCTTGGAGCTGAGGAGACCAGCAGCATACATCTGTTCAACGATCTGGGCCTTCTTGGTAGCATTCTGCGACCAAGTGGAGATCTCTTCAAGATTCTGCTGTACCGTACGAGAACTGGTGAATCCGCCCGGACCACTGGCCGGGGCACCAACCGGATCAGCTGCGTCTACATTCTGACTAAGCTGAAGGCTGACTGCCACACCACCAACAGTCACCGGAATGAGGTTGTATGTAGTGCCTGTCAGGTCAGTGACCTGTGATACACCACTCTGCGGGCTAGCGGGGTTTGGATTAGCTGGGTTGTTCGGGTTTCCCGAATCTCCGGGGAAAGCGCTGCCGTACGGCCCGCTTAGAGAGTTTGGATCAACTGGAGGAGGGCTGGAGGAGCCCTGCTTTGCCTTAGGTGGCATTACTTCATCGGCTCCTTCCAGTCATCCTTACGTAGATAGCGATCATATAGCTGAGCAAATCCGGTGTACTTCTGCATAAGCTCAGCAACCTTTCGGTCATACCCCATGGCGATGTCTCCATTGCCAGCGGCGCTGAGCACCTTGTTGTGGCGATTCTGGAGAGACGCGTAGGTCACGTCTCGAATCTGCGAGTAGGCCTGTAGGCCACGGATATCGCTACGTGTGACGTTTCCTAGCAGAGCTGGCTCATTGGCGATCTTCAATAGGTTCTGCATACGAGACTCGTATGTGGCTGCGTTGAAGCCATTGTAGTCATCGTAGAATGCCTGGTTGAAGTACTGGTGATCGTTAGGATCACCAGTGGAGCTCACGAAGTTCGTGATCTCCGCCTTGATGTCTCGGGCTGCTGGGGAGTTCATGGAGGTTAGTCCACGAGCCTGTAGCTTAGCCTGAGCGGCTGCCAGTACTCGGGAGTACTGAGCCCAACCAGTGTTGATATCCGTCTGCTTGGCTGCCTGTTCTGGAGTCAGCTTCTGACGAATACCCTCAGCCACCTGCCAGTCATAGGCCATCTGGTCGAAGTTTCCATTACCATTTGGTCCTACGATCACAGCGCCAAGCTCTGGGTACTGCTGGAGAACGGCGCTGTACTTCTTGACTAGGCCACTCGCCCCTACCGTTGCTGGGATGCCAGAAGGATTCGTAGCGAGAGACTGCGTGAAGGCCATACCAGCCTTGCCGTACTTGGTGTAGATGTCGTGCTGAGCCTGCTGTGGAGTCTCACCGTTGTTCAGCATACGCTGATACTCGTCATGCACCGGCTGGTGCGTAGGAGACGGCTTGAATCCCAGAGGGGATAGGCGGTTAGCGAACATGTCAATAGCGGTAACATACCAAGCCAAGGACTTTACATCATCCCACTGAGGTGGCTGCTGACGCTGACCGTTGGCATAGTCCCACTGCTGCTCCTGGTAGATCGACCACGCTGTGTTAGCGAAGTTCTTAGCGTCCTCAGGACGCCCAACCAGAAGGTCAGCCAGAGAAGACATATCAGCCAGGCCGGTAGGCATGATCTGCTTAAGGCTGTTCTTCTCCACCATGTTGTTCAACATAGACCGCATGATCGGATTGTTCATCATGCCGGGATGTGCCTTGACAATCTCATTGGCTGGGATAGTCGCAAGGGGGCCAAAGCCCGGATTACCAATGGAATCCAGGTAGGTAGGAGAGATCAGAGTCTTCGCATCAATCGGCACATCTGTTAGACCAGATGGGCCAATCAGAGAGTTGGCTAGTCCCTTAGGCATGTGGAGAACAAACGAAGTCTGATCCCACGGTGTTTCCGCTGTAGCCTTCTGGCCTGTACGGTTGTCGATAGCTCCGTTGCCTGCCATGTGGAAGTTCCACAGTAGTTCCTTAGCCTGATAGCCACGGGCTAGCAGGGTTGGGTTCTGAATCAGCAAGCTGGACCAAGACTGTAGTGCATTGAACCAGGCGTTGAAGAACGGACTGATGAAGCGGAGTGTGTGCCCCGCATCGTTGAAGCGAGATACGTCATACACTAGGTTCTGAAGATCCTTGCGTGCGCCTAGGTGGGCCTGCTGAACCATCAGATCACGGATACCCTGACTGGTGATCTTCTCACCAGTAGCACCCATCCACGACAGAACGTGGTCTGTCAGGCGAGCCTTGTACAGGCTGCTGTAAAGAGGGTGGCGAACAAGGACATCGTCCGGCAAGGTACCTGTCAGGTGCATGATACCATCAGAGATCTTCCTCAGGAAGTGGGTAGGCCCATCTCCACCAAGGACCAGTGCATTCACATTGGCATTGATCTCGGGTCGTGCACCACCATCAGGCATGTAGCGATCTAGCGTCTTAGCAGAGAACTTACCTGCTAGGGCCTCGTCCCGCATAGGCTGCTCAGGAAGGTACTTGTTGATCCACGATGCGATATCGTTGACCTTCTGGTCAGGATCTCCGACATGCAGAGCCTTCATGTAGTTGCGGCCCTGAGGAGTGCCTGTCATCCAAGCGGATACCTCATCCATACTGCGGCCCCGAAGCAACTGCTTCACCACAGGGTCTGGGACCGCCTGGTTACGCACAACGTGCACATAGGCAGCTGTGTGGCGCTCAGGGTTGTCCCCATACTTCAGAGTGGCGAAGTTGCTACCGCGAATGCGCACCTGCGTAGAGTGCAGCATGTTGGACGTTCCGTCCAGCAGAGCCATAGAGGTTGGGTGAGAGCTGGTCATGTAGCGAACGTGGTCACCATTAGGACCACCCATGCCCTCGTCCCAAGATCCTGCGCCAGGGATAGTGAAGGTTCCTTCACCGAGGCGGTGAATCTGTGGGATGAAGTCGAACTTCATATCACGAAGGGCCTGGTACACAGCCTTCTTGTCGTTCACCATCTGACGGGTCACAACATCCGCAGGAGCGAAGTTGGATAGTCCCATCTTCTTTTGCGTAAGGTGCTGGTTAAGCAGTCCCTCGTAGGTAGCCTTAGCAATGCCCACGGCCTGCTCATGCTGGCCCATCACATTGCCTGCGATCATGTTCTTGCTTAGACGCGCGTAGGTGTTGTGAAGGAAGTTGGCAGTTCCCTCAGCCAGGTTGCTAATGCTAGCCATTCCACCGATCTTGGCAACTCCACGTAGGAAGTCGTCGCCGATGTGGTTGTAGGCACGGTGACCGGTAATCAGGGTAGCCGGCTTCCAGATGCCGTAGACCTGGTCTAGGACATTGGCTAGAGCGTCCTTACCGTTCTGATAAGAGCTCTTGAGCGGAGCTAGCACACCAGTATCCTGCATGCGCGTAAGCGCAGTCTCCAGCTGCTTCAGGTTGGCGAGAGGCATAGCCCCCTGCTCAATCTGAGTAATGAACTGAGGATACAGGATGATACTCTCATCATCCGTCGGGAAGGCTGCGGTCGAAGTTCCGTCAGGAAGCTTGATGTCTCCATAGGCACGAGACTTGATAGCCTGGTAAACGGACTGGTTCTTCTTACGAGTAGTCGTCAGGATCTTGCTCATCGTGTCAGAAGACAGCCCGAAGCTGTCTCCCACATTCTTGTAGACACTGTTCTCGATGTCGTTCCATGTACGCATGCGGTCAGCTGTGTTGGCACCGGCGTACTTCTGCGCGTACTCAACCTTCTGATCTGGAGTCAGAGTGGAGGACTTGTTCAGCCAGGTGCGCACATACTCAACAGCGTTGTCTGAACCATGGTTGATAAGGCCGGGGACACGATCAGTCAGAGACTGATAGATACGAATCGGGTAGTTGTAGAAGGCGTTGTGGACCACATGAATGATAGGCGCATCTCGCGTGTTCGCGTACTTGAATCCACCGCGAACCTCGGCTAGCTTGTTGGTCACAGCCGAAGTCTTAGTGACGTTTCGCTGTAGATCGAATAGCTGAGCGATTCGATAAGCTGTCTCAGGGTCCAGATCAAGCTGCGCCTGCGCAGCCTTAGCCTTTGTCTGTGCAACCTTCTGAAGGAATTCATCACGCTCAACATCACTGCCAGCAGTTAGCGCATACTGGACGCCCTGGTCGATTGGCTTTACCATGTTGGCTGCCTGGTAGACAGCATCCAGGTTGATCTCGGATAGCTTGTCCATGGCTGCGGCGGCACCCTCAGTATTCTGAGAAGCAACACCGGCAACATAGGCGCCAGCCTCAGGAACACCGGCTAGAACCTGCTGAACAAGACGAACCTGCTCAGGGGTCTTCATTCCGGCCATAAGCGCAGCGGCCTGGTTGGGAAGTGGGTTCGGAGCCTCACGAGTACCACGCACTAGCGGGTGCTCAGCAAGCTGCTCAAAGCCGATCTTTCCCTCAGCTACATCCTGTACGAACTGGTTGTTCGATGGGTTGTTCAGCTTAGCAACGCGCTCGGCGCCAGTCATCGTAACGTCGATTGGGCCAGCCTTGGCGACCTTGATCACGTCAGATAGCTTGGTCAAGTGGTTCAGAGGATCTCCGTACCAGTCAACGCCAGCATCCATACCTCCGGATGCCAGGTTCATACCTGGATGAAGAGGGTTGTTCTTGTCGGTCATGTAGGCTTCACGAGCCTGAATGTCCAATGGGTCCACATAGCGGTGACCAGTTGTGTCACCCCATGTAGTCTGCTCAGAGACACCCGGAATAGAGGCGTCGTTGGCAGCAAGTACTGTAGCGTTACCAGGGCTAATGTGTGCAGACTGATCCCATGCCTGTCCCCATACAGAGGACTGGAACCACGAGTCATTCTCGTGGTGGGAAGCAGCGTACTCACGGTGACCAGCCACAAGCATAGCTGTGGTGATCGGGCGCTTAACCAGGTTGGTTGTAGCCCAAGAGGCTAGGTGAAGCGCAGGAGCAAGTGTGTGACTCTCCACGTCGTGCCAAATCTGGCCGACGTCCTGAAGAGGATTGGTCAGAGACCAACCATGCGAGGTATCCTTCTGCTGTTGCTTCTGCTGATCAGACTGAGACTGCGCGGCAGCAATAGCATCTAGCTGCTGCTGGTTGGCAACCTGACTAGCATCAACAGGTGCAGAGGTGGGACCACCTGGCGCAGAGCCAGGCCCGCCCAAAGCGGAACCAGGTCCACCTAGACCGGCCTGCGGCAGACTAAGATCCGGTGCTGGACCCTGGAGTGTTGCCTGGCTCATTCGCGTTTACCTCGGTTTCGAAGTGCGGGATGTTGCTGTATAGATCAATGGGGGTGTTCTTCGCGACATCCATAGCAACACCGGCCACTAGCGGAGATGCCTGCTCCGCAGCGGGATCATGAATCATGTTCAGAAAAGCATTACCGATGAAGTTCATCGGTGTGGAGATGGAGGAACTCACTGAGCTGCCCCCTGGCCCTTTACAAGGTTGACGAACAGCCGAGTGCTTGGATCAGCATCTGGCATGTTAGCCATCATCTCAAAGAATGGCATAGCCGCAGCGATCTTGCCCATAGACTGATCAGCCACCTGCTGGGGCTGTGTTCCCAAAGCGGATACTCCAGGACCAGCTCCCATAGCCGCACCAGAGGTTACAGGTTCGTCCGGACGTCCCGTAGGGGCGGATAGCGGAGTTACCTGACCAGCGAGCGGATTTGGCGGCAGCGAATTCGCATCAAACGATTGCGCCTGACCCTGCGGAGAAGGGGACGCAGAAAGCGAGGCCCCCTGTTGGAGCTGCTGAAACTGGGAGTTCTCACCGTACTTGGCATCTGGTAGGTCCTTTAGTGCCTGTGCGGGTCCTCCGTCAGTTCGCTTACTCAGCGTTCCCGGACCCGACACCCCGGCTGGATTCTGTGGTGGGGGCATCATACTTCCCTGAGGTTAGCATCTCGATCTCACGAGATGCCTGCTCGGCAAAAGCCTGGCGGTTACGCTCGGCTCGATACTTGGCTAGAGACTCTTCTGTTAGTGCGTCGAAGAAATTGTTGAAAGCCTTGAAAAGATCCCCGACCAACTCAAAGAACGCTCCGAGGATCAGCCACTTAGTTCCCTTCCTAGGAGAACCAGGCGGTGTAGGAAAGGCCTTAACCTCATCTTCATCGTCGTCGTCGATCGGGAATCCACTCATTAGCTAGCCGCGCTTCGCTCGGTTCCTGGGTTGCCTGGAGAGGATCCCTGTCCAGGGTTGTAGCTTCCACCAACTGGTGCAGAACGGAATCCACGGATTCCCTCGCCTGGCCACTTGTTGGCCACACCAGTTCCACCAGCCATAGCAGTGAAGTCCATAGACATACCGTCCAGGCCATCGCTGTCAATCAGACCAGTGTAGTTGCTCTCAATAGCACCAGTGTTCGCTGGTGCGTTACCAGACTCGAAGGTGTGCTCATCGACGTAGTGAACCGGCCCCATGTCCCCCTGCTTCGGAGGAGTGGGTGGAACTGCGTCGGAAAAATCAGGACGACTGAACTGGCGTCCACCTGCATTAGCCATTACGAAACCTTCTTCCCGCAGCAAGCGAGCTTGACATATTCTGGGGTCTTGCCCTTTGCGGGCACTACAACGCCGACCTTAGTACGGGCACCGCAGTGCTCACAGCCAGCGGGGTTTTCGAAAAGACGGAACGCACGTACAAAACGCTCATCGTCTACGTTGATGTCCTGGGACACCATGATCTTCTTTAGTCGCTCTAGATCAGCCTGCATTAGGCATTGTCCTCTTCACGTTAGCCTGTAGGTTAGGTGCGCCACCACCAGATAGGCCTGACAGCATCTGCATGATGTCGGGTGGCGCCTGCGGCATTTGGCTGCCTCCCGGGCCTGGAGGCCCCTGTGGGGCTCCTGGAGGACCTGGTGGGCCTCCCATACCAGGAGGGCCCTGATCGGGCGTCTGAGCGCCCGGCGGTGGCGTTGGAGGGGCAAATGCCTTGAGGACCGCCTCGTGTAGCGGAACCCCGGACTCTCGCTCCTTCATGACCTTCGCAAGCTTCTGGAGAGTATCTGTTGGATCAGCACCCTGTGCCGCCATGGCAGGAACAGACATGGCAGTCTGAGCTAGCATCTGCTTGAGAGCATCTGTCAACTCTTCAGTATCGATCTGCTCCATGACCTGATCGACGTTAATGTCGAATGGCAGCTGTCGCAACGCAAAGTCACGACTGATGAGCTTGTCTCCACGCGCTTGCAGGAGGAACACAAGGGCGCGGTTAGGGTCCATTCCCGCAGCCATACCGTAGGTGACATCGACCTGGTAAACTCCGGCAATGTCTCGGCTGGGAACATAGGTCTCCTCGAACTGCTGACCGTTGACCTGGACACGAATGAACCTCTGCTTGTTAGGCCAGAACTTCTCATCCATCTCAAACGCGGCAGCAACCGCGCGGCGCAGACAGTCACCAAGAAGCAACTGATATGTGCGCACCTTGGAGTCAATGGTACCCATCAACTCTTCCATGCCACGACCTGTAACGATCGAGCCAGGGGACTTGCCTGTCGCTCCCTCAGGGAAACGAGCACCAACGGTGATGTCCTGGTTTAGGATCTCCCCCTGCTGCCATGCCGCTGGCGGCACCTCAGCGACGGGGTAATGAATGTCGCGGCCGTTGTTGGTGCGGATGACACGGTCAGGTCCGAATGGAATGTTGACCACGTCGCTCGGAACAACCAGCGGCGAGTTGACGGCCTTCTTAGCCGCTCGCATACCCATTTGAGCGAACACGGCGCGAGCGACCTGAATCCAGATCACATCGTCATAGGCGCCGCGATTCTCATCATCGAACTTCGGTGTCTCGGCAACGAACACCGGACAACGCCCGAACTTGTTCTCCAGGCGCAGAAGCTCTAGATTGTCCCTGGAGGGGACGAACCACACGATGTCTGTATCATCCATGAAGTTGATTAGCTCAAGCTTCTGGTTACTCTCGGCGTGCGTACCCGCGCGTAGCGCGTTAGCAAGATGGGGGAACTTCGCACATAGCGAGTCCACGTCGGAGTCGTACACCTTGAAGAAATACCTTGTGCGGGCATACACATCTAGTTCGTAGTAGCAGCCCAGCGGATTCTCAAAGCGTAGTCGAGGACCAGCCTGTACGTCACTGTCACCGAAGAATGGCTCAAGGACGATAGGAAGGAAGCTGTAGGTGTTGAGCCAGTCACTGGCCTCAACGAGGTTAATCTTGATTCGTGAGTTCTCAAGGTAGTTGTGCGCGATCAGCGTGCGGCGCTGAGCGTACTTCTTTTGACGATCAGAGACCATTACACCAGTGGTGCAAGAGATGGTCGGCATCACGCCGATCTGCTCAGAAGAGTACCGCGCCGCAACATCGATCACGTTCGATACGATAGGCTTCGGGAAGTCATCGGCCCTT